GAGGACATCACGGTTCAGTTGATCAATCAGTTTGGTAGCCACCAGACGGTGAAGACTAAACAGATCGTCCTCTGAAGCCAGACCCTCAGTCTTATTTAGAGACTTTTTTGGAGCGGCTGCCATAGATAACTCGGAACAGTTTCAACCCCAATTGTACGAGGCTGTTTTCTTTCAATTTAGAAACACCAATAATTTCAGAAGCAGCAAAAGCACTTAACCAAAGAGCTGCTTGCACTGAAGGATCAGAGAAGTCCATAGGAATAATTAGGACGGTTTCTTGATCAAAATAGCCCAACCCGACCCAGGACCTTCAACAAGCCACCTTTTATTCCAGTTCTTTTGGCTATAAGCCACGCCTTTACCCTTCGTGTGGTTGATATATCCTCCACGGACCATATCGGCCTCACCATTAGGGTCGTGATGTATCCAAGCACCTTCTGTGTAGCCAATGACCACACTGTAGTGTCCAGAGCCGCTAGGAGCCCCTACAGGGCCCTTGTGGAGCCATCCGACTACTACAGGCCTACCAGCGTCTATCTCGTCTCTGAGGAGCTCTGGGGTGCCGTTCTGGATGAATTTGGGTTCTAGTCCAAGGTACCGAAGAGCCCTTAGCTGAGCATCAACGCTCGTAGAGTCCCCAAAGCGTGCTCTGAGCTTGTTATACGCATCGTCACCTTTGATCTTGCCGTAATAGCTAGCCACCATGGCGCAGCTAGAACTAAAACACTCCCGATACCCAGTAGGTCCATTGTCTAGTTGGTACTCGTAAGGTACCTTGAGCAACTTTCCCGTTTGCTGGACCTCCTGCTTCGGCTGTTGTCGTTGAACAATGGTTATCAGCTTTGTTGCGTAGGCAGGATCTGTTGCGTACCCTTGTTTTGTTAGTTGCTGAGCTGCTTCTAACGTCGTTTTTGCGTTATTGATACCGCTGTATTGTTTGTAATCTTTGTACCAACGGGTAACAAGATATTCAACACACTCCTTGAGAGAGCCAAAATTAAGAAACCCGTCCCGAATAGAAATAGGTACTCCATTTACATACTCCGTTGTTGTAGTAGTTGTACCTTTACCTTTTAAACCAAAGTAATTATGAGTGCCAGATGTATTACGGCCCCAGTTACTTTCAAGAGCCCACTGAGCAGCTACTAGTTCTGGAAACTTTGCTCCAGCTTCACGAGCAAGTTCTACTACACCGTCCCACGAACCGTTACTGGGGATTTGATTCTTTGGTCCTGATCGCCACAAATCAGAAAACTTTGCCAGGATCCCAGGAGCAAGATTCTCCTGAAGGAAATCCAAAGCAAAGTTTTGATGTTCTTGATTGTTGTAATACTTAGCTACGTCACGGAGTGAGATGTCGGCCATTGAGTAAAATCCGGTCGAGTTTTTCGTCGATGTGTTGGATCTGCTTGTCGATCCGGTCCATCATTGGCATCAGCTCGTCCTTTCTAACAAACTCTTTGTGAACCGTCATCTCCACTTGGTCAATACGACGATCTAGTTCCATGTGACGTTTGTGCGACCAAGCAAAGACACCACCTCCAACTGAGGCAGCACCTAAAAACAAAGACAGGATGAAAGAAGGATCCATTAGGCCATACCACCAAAGCCTTTCTTCATCTTGTAAGCAAGACGAACAGCTTCAACGTCAATCGAACCAGGGCGGTACGGATGACCCTTGGGAAGAGGTTTGGTTTCTTGAATTTTTGGGAGCTGAGGACCTGGTTTACTGCCACCAGATTCTCGTTTGATTTCAAAAGAAGGCATAACTATTTACCTTTGGGTACACAGTTAGGAACAGTCTTGGCACCTTTCTTTTTGGTACCAACCATTTCGTAGCCTTTCCAGCAGGGACCTTTAGCCATCAGCCTTCTCCGCGAATCTTAGTGTTGTATTTACGACCTCTCCAAGAAAAGTCTTGACGACCAGCTTTACGAGCAGCGGCAAACGCATCGTCAAACGAACCCTTGTCAGCTTGCATCTGCTGATTACGGAGGTCCATTTGACGCTTCGCTTTTGCTTCGTCGTAATACTCCTTCTTTTGACGCTCGCTCAGCTCAGAGCCTCGTCCAGCAGGTTGAGCCCGCATTACCTCAGCAGCAATGGCAAGAGGAATAGCAAGACGAGACAAGGCACCAGTAGAACCTTGAGCCAGTAATGAGGCAGTCCGAGCAGCTCCACTAGACGTAACAGTGCCAGGCATTTGAGCTCGTGGCAGCCTCGCCGTTTGCATAGGCCGTTGGTTGCCACTAGGAGTGGGAAGATTGCGACCACGTTGAGTAGCTCCTTGACCCTCAGGAGCATAACGACCCGCGTTGCTGCGAGACTGACCGCCGCGTTTGATTGGCATGGGTTTACTTGGTTTTATAACCTTTATTCATTTTGCCTCCTTTTTGAATCTGTGACTTGCCTGCCGCTTTGGCTTCCTTAGACCACCGCTTAGCGATCTCAGGATGCTTAGCGTACATATAACGCATTTGCTTTTCGGAGCTGAACGGCATGGGATTAAAAGAGTTCTTTAACCAGCTTATTAAACACTTTTTAGATTTGCTCCTACAGCTTTGGCAAGAAGCTAAAACAGAAGCAAATTTAAATAGTGAAATATCTAAATACCACAAAGCGGCTGAAAAGTTAGACCCCCAGCCGCAAGTAGAATTTAAGGAAAATGGCGTTTTTGGTGAACCTGGATGGTACATCGAAATGTCTCACCCAGCTTTTACTAACTCCCAGCCCCAAGACGAGAGAACGAAAAAGTCACACTAGGAGTACCGCCAGAAATACTGACAAGACGACCACGAATGGCACTCAGCGGAGCGTTGGGGATATTAAAAGCTGTCGTACCGTTTGCCGTAATAGTTGTATCCCCGTCGTAATCACAATTAAACCAATTGGTTTCATCCAATGTGGCTTCAATGCGAATTACAACGTTTGTGCCAATGTTTGCAACAAGAACTTGGATAACAAAATCTTCAGCACCAACAGTAGGAACATTGCTAGTAACTCCAGCTGAAGTCAAAGCTGTTGCAGTAGTAATAGTGGGAACCATTGGTTAAATGCTCGTGTTGGTTTAATACTAATTTAGTTTGCAGGATCAGCAGAAACAGGAGCAGCATCAGGAGCCACCGGCCAAACAATCGCAAACGGATCCGCTTGGCTGGTCACATCACGCAGTTCCTGCCGGTAGGTCGCCCAAGCCGCCTTGTCGCCAGGTGCATCAGGCAGTTGCGTCCAATCGCAGGCAGCAAGACGGCTGTTGCGATCAGCGCGAACGTTTGCCCATTGGCTGTCGAGACGAGCTTGCTGGTCCTCAGGAGTCAGTGGTTCGACCTCTACGGTGTAGACCCATTCACCGTCAATGTACGGATCGCAGGCCACCAGCTTTTGAGCGCTGGCGTCATAGGGCAGAAAGACATTGACACGCTTGGCGTTGTTCTCGGCTAGGAACTCATCAGATGGACCGTTGGGACCAAAGGATGTTTGAGGGAAGATGGAGCGGTAATCGCCCACCTTGGTGACGGAAGTGCCGTCAATCAGTGCGATGTTCATAGGTCAGGTAAAGCTGCTGTTGGCGGCGTGAAGTTCGCCGTGTAGCGAGCAACGCCTTTGGTGATGCGGAGATCGTCGATGTAGCCGTTAAGGGCGTCACCTGCTGTTCTGTTGGCTCCAACGTACATTGCATTGGTTTGAGTGAAATCTGTGCTTACTGTTCCAGTGCCGTCATTGGTGCCATCAATGTAAATTTTGGTTTGATTGGTGCTGGTTCCTTCACGCACAACTGTGACGTAATACCAAGTACTGCCACTTAATGCGCCACTGGAGGTAATTGTGCTTGAACCATACGTGAAAACAACTTTATTGCTGCTATCAATGGAAACAAGCCATCCCGTAGTGCTGGTGCCTTTTCCAACTAAACCACGCGCAGCACCTGTAGCACTTAAGTAAAGCCAGAACTCAATCGTAAATTTGCCAGTTCCAATCAAATGATCTGTTGTGTGAGGAAGAAGTAACCAATCCCCCGTTCCATCAAAGTACATGCTGCCCGTGCCGTACTTCTTGACAGTGGTGCTGATCTGAGCGTTACCAACAGTCTCCACGTCATTCATCATCGTGTTATCAATGATGCCGCCGTTGGTGAAGTTCAGCAGAAGATTAGTGTTGGCAAT